CTTATTTCGCTTCGCTCTGAACAGGTCCTCCGGACCTGGAGTGAAACTTCTACCAGTCCGAAGGACTGTTCTAAGCAAAGCTTCTTATTTCGCTTCGCTCTGAACAGGTCCTCCGGACCTGGACTGAAACTCACTTTGTAGGGTTGATAATAACTGGACGCATGTTTGTCAGTAGAATTCCAATCACAATCCCAATAAGAATCCCAAGCACGATGGGGTTGCTCTTGAGTTTATCAATTGGATCCTCCTTTTTCTGAATGTTGTAAGACTGCCTGTATACTGGCTCGGGTGGTGGTGCGGTTGTCGGCCACTCATTCGCTTCAGGCAATTCTTCGCTTTTTGACGACAGGAACGACGGGTGGTCCATTATCATCTTCATCACTCTCGTTTTTATCTGGAACAACAAATCCATCTAAGTTTCCATATTCATCTGCATCTTCCTCATCATCTTCGTCAAACTCTTCATCATCATCATCCTCATTTTCGTCGACATCATCTTCATCTGTGTCGTAATCCTCCGGTGCATAATCATCCTCAACCTGCTCAACCGGCTCGTAGCGAACTGGGGGTTTTGAGACTCTTCCACTCCGGGTTCGAACATTACTGTCCGTGGGATCTGACTCTCGAGGGGACAAAGGCGGAACCTGCTGCATCTTCTGGGTATTCCTGGATTGTCTCGTTTAAGTACTTTGGGAAGAAATAAACACCTTTAGACAATGCAATTTCATTTATAACATGTTCTCCTTCGTATCCAAGTTCTCCCGCGATATCATTTAGTCTGTCCTGATAGACGGTGTCATCTGCATGGCGTATTCCCAGGGCTATGTCTCTGACATTCTCGACTGCAGTATAAAGAGCCTTTGCAGAGAGGTCAATGTCCGAGTCTAATTTGTTTCTGAAAAGTGACATGTTATTTAGGAATCGTTGCCAGCTCGCCGGATCGAGCCCAGAGTATGGATGTACCGCCTGTTCGTACTTCAGGAACTGGCCTTGAGTTCCTTTCGGTGAGACAACCCATAAAACTGCTACTAGGAGGACTACCAACAGTAACGACCTCATCTACTATACTCGGAGGAAGAATATGTTCTGACCCAGCGAACCCCTTGCACTCCTCGTTGAAACACCGCTGGCTGACCCTCCCCTTGTTCAATAGAAACCATACATGATTCGACCTGTGCTCATCCCGTACCCTCTCACAATATTTCGAGTCCGTCTGAATGTACCAAGCATCCGTCCCATCCTCCATACGCTGAATCTTTTTCACCTGAGAGCGCCGTTGACCGGGGAGATACCGTTGAATAAACTCCTCTATCGGCTCGCATGCCGGAATATCCTCCAAATCCTCATCAACCGTCTTTTTCTCATTTGTCAAACACCTTATTGAAAACAGTGAAAGGATCTCGACATTCTGCTCCTTTGGAAAGTATTCACCCCCAAGTATCCTCCACGGAACATAAGGGCCACCCGAGGGCTTTTTGTGGGACCACAACATCCGCAAACCAGAACCCCCATAGACACTTGAATCAATAATTTCCGACCAATTCAATCCATCCACTTCGGGGAGATCGAGCAGAATCTTCGAACGCTTAGAAATCGCATCTTGTTTTGTCACCTTTAAATCAGGCCAGTGAATGTGAACACCAGACTTTATCAAAGAGTCTTTAATAGGTCGGGGCTGTGCCCGTGCTATACAACACCGACCCGGACGCCCAAGTGAGTCGTGTATCCTCTCACAAATTTCCAGTAAAAAATCATCTGAAAGCTTTTCAGGCGCCTTGTAGTCGAGATCGACGAAAAACTTGAATATATTTGTTTTTTGCTCTACAACATATAACTTGCGATTTTTCAGTTGTTCGATGTACACCTGAAAAAATGCATCCATGTCTTCGTCTAACACGAAGAGGATACCACCATCCATCAATGTGTGTGTCCCAGGCGCCTTTGGGACAACCCACTGGTCCATTGTTTATTCAAGTCTTAAACACTTTATCTATTCCTCGTCGGACGAAGTGTCAAGCGCAAGTCTAGACCAAAAACTCTTGGGCTTTTCTTTTTTTGGTTCCACGGGAGTCACCTCAGGGATATCCTCCTCAGGGCTTTCCACGGGAGTCTCTTCAGGGGTCTCCTCCGGGCTTTCCGCGGGGGGGTCGACAGGAGTCTCATCCTCTAATTTTTCAATTTCATAACATAATCTGCGAATGGTCATTTGATCTGCGAGACTTTCCGCTGTTGAACCATCGTTCCTGAGCGTCGCAAGCTTCTGAGCATACCAGAGTTTACTGGGAGTCATCTATTTTCTATTTTGAATTTAAATTCTCAAATTAAACGGAGTCTTATTTTTGTTTCTAATTGCATTTATAAATTCAGGATTTGTGATGACATGTGCTCTGATCATGGGCCAGAGGTTTTGTCTGTTTGTGATACCTTCGAGAGTATCAAATTCACAGGCGTCATTTTCGTCGTAATTTTTGCGAAAGGGGACTACATTTCCTTCCATTTTTTCCTTTTCTTCTGTGAATCTCTTGACTATGTGTTTATGTTCTATTTGTGTCATTGGGAGGTCAAAGACGTAGACGTGGTAGTGGTTGACTACATCCACACCATCTTCTAGGTCCCTTGGTTCCGGGGTATCGGTCGAAAACTTGAAGTAAGCGTACGAGCCTCTCTTCAGGTTGATCGTTCCTCGTGTTTCTTCCTCGAGCTCTCTGACTGCACACCGAAGTGGGTTGAGAATCTCTCGTCGGCGACACCCGCCGGTTACAAATGTCCACTCCTTGTATCGCCTGTCGTGAACGAGGAGAAAGTGAGGAACCCCTTCAATTTGGCTCATCGGTATCGCTACTGCTTTGTGTCTTTCTCGAGTCATCATTCTGACTCTTTTCTACTACGTCTGGACCAAAAAATTCCTGGAGTTTTCCGCTTCGCTTGTCATATGATATAAGAAACACTATTGCAGCAAGAATGACCCACATCCATAGGGGCATTTATATTTAGGTATAAATTTAGTTTGCGTAGAGGACGCTTCCGAGTCCGTTCTGGATACGGAGCACATTGTAGTTGACTGCGTAGAAGTATGGGTTGGCAACCAGTGGGTTTGTGAGGGCCAGAGGACCGGTGCGGCCGCTGGCATCGGTCAGGGTCACCGGGGTCAGAATGCGGTATGTGTCGAGGCGAGAAAAGTTGATTGTGCCAGTTGGCTGGCTCTTTGAGGTGTCCAGACAGTAGCTGATGATGGCCACATTTGCAGTCAGATTGTTGTGAATGTATCCATATGGTGTGTTGTAGTACTGGGGACCATCGACCCACTGGGGCAGGTGACGGAACTCACCGACATCCACGCCGTTTATCTGGGTCTTGAGCATGTAATTGGAAGCCTGCTGAGAGTTGTTTCCGTTCTGGAACACATTCTCGTAGCGCTGGGACTGGAAGGCGATGTACTTGACTGGCTGTGCCAGAGACAACTCCTGCACTGGGTTGCTCCCTATTGGCACGCGAACCACCTGGTGGATCAGCAAGTCGTGTGTATTCTCAGCGAAGAACTTCCGCTCTGCGGCATCCAGGTAGATGAAGTTGGCCCAGCATGCAAATGTCAGGCTTGAGTATGCGACTGTGCTGTTGGAGGTTCCGGCGAAGAAAGACACTGGTGTTCCGACAATTGCAGAGCCGGGGGGAACCACAGACTGAGCAGAGAAACTTACATTCACTGTGTTTGCGGTCGAGGAGCTCACAACCACTGGGCCGACCAGAGGCAGACCAGCCACAAACGCTCCTGGCTGGATGTTTGCACCGGAGGTAGGGGAGGCAATGTTGTTGATGTACAGGGTTGCAGATGTAGAGCTTGTTGTGATGACAGTGTTTGCAACCACAGATGCAACTGTTGTGGGGGCGTACACATTTAGTGTGGAGTTGGCGGGGAAGAAGATGTTTGACGCGCTTGCTGTGTTTGCAAATGCAATTGTCACATTGGAAGGGCTCGTCACATTACCAACCGTCTTGAGGACTGCGTACAGGTTGGAATCGGGGCTCAGAACATTGGACACGAGCATACCGGAGAAAAGGGGTCCGGAAGTGGAGTTGTAGGAGAGGTAAGCGGTGTTAGAAGCCACTGCAGTCACGGCGGTTGCAGCCACATTGATGGTTGCCTGTGGGACAGCTGACAACACTGGGTTTGTGGTGGGGCCGAAGGTGACTGTCTGGCTCAGAGAGGATGACCAGGTGATGCGCAGCTCAACATCGTGGAACTGCAGAGCCACCAGGGGCAGGGCCAGGAAATAGTCCTTGCAGAAGAACAGCTTCAGGGGGAAAAGTGTAGTTTTCTGGTTTGTCGGTCCAGTTGGGTTCAAGTTGAGGTATCTGTTTGAAAAGGTCTGGGCGCCCACGACTGGCTCGACATCGGCCATCCACTGGAAGTCCTGGGTATCAACCACCTGGCCTCCGATGAGCAGCTCCACCTTGTCGATAATCTTGGACCAGTCGAGACTGGCGATGCTCGCGTTATTCGTGTCACGAGCAGTAAAGTACACATAACTCAATAAGTCACCCTTCTTTTCAAATCGAACAAGAGAGATGCCACCTGCCTGTGGTGTGCCTTGCAGCACCTGGCGCTCAACGGAATGAGCATAGTGGGTATACCTCTTGTAGTTTGACCGGAAGAAAGACACTTCAGGCTTGCCTGTTAACCAAGCGTCCTGAGCACCGGTTGCGACGAGCTGAACAATGCCTCCGCTCATTTTATAATCTTAACCTAGGTTTTTTTCTGACTTGTTTAGTTCGCAGACAATGGTTGTTGAATGAATGAATTTTTCTCAAGTTGTTTGATTGCGATATCAAGTGTGTCTGTCCATGGATTTCTGTTCCCCTTGAATTCATTAAACTTGTCGAATTCTGGTTTCAGATACTCTGAGTTGAGGGAGGTTCCTCCACCGGCTCCTCCTGCCTGCACGGGGAAGGGGATGGACTCTGAGCGAATGTTTGTCATTGCCCCGACTGCATTCACGGGGTCGTCTCTGACATTCATACCACCTGCGTTTCCTGGGCGATCTGTGTTTGACCGATTGTTTGACAGGTGGGGCAGAGACTTGTCGTGTATGGCTCCGTCGTACGGTTGGTACACATTGTACTGCGCGGTACCGTACTCGAGACCGTCTCCTCGGACTCCAGTCTCCTGTCTGATTGTTGTGCGTCGCGTCTTGATTTGGTCAGGTCTTCCCTCGAACCCGCGGAGGGCGCCGCCTTGGCCTTGACCGCTGTTTTGGGCGGGGTCTCTGCTCCACGCCTTGGAGGCTTTTGCGAGGTGGGTCACATCTCCCATTCCTCCTGCACCTCCGTTTTTGACGACGGGATTCGGGGGGCCCTCGCCGCCGGGCAGGGTCGTGAGGCGCTCCTCGTTTATGTTGTTTGGCAAAACACGGAAATACTGCTGGAACCCTCCGGTGGCGGCCACTTCAGGGCTCACACCCAGACCGGGGCCGACATTCAGACGCTCAACTGGCGGCAGGTTATTCATCTTATTCGTGATATTCTCGCGGCCATACAAGTCATAGACTGGCTGACCGTATGGGAAGCGAGTGTTTGTTCTGGTCCTTTCCTGGAGAGACCTCACCTCGTTTTTGGGAGTCAGACGAAAGTCACCAACACGCCGACCGAGGTTCGGGGTCATAATCTTCACATCCTGGTAATCAGCCCAGTGGTCACCTGGATGAGCCATCAGGTCCGTGTCGCGGCGCGTAACTACGGGAACTGGTTTTCTGGATTCTGTGGTTGTTGAATCGTCATCTGAGTTGTCGCTCAGACGCTTTCCAGCAAACACTAAACCAACGACGGCTGCTATCGCAATAGGATCCATCCCTTTACATTTAAAAAGTATTTTTATTTCTTCACATATCTCTGAACAAATCTGTTATTTTGATCGATTGAGTATGTGCTAATTGGGTCCCATGTGAGGACTCTCAAGGGGATGTTTACATAGGAATTGGGAAAATCGTATGGCTGTTCTGTGTATGGTTTTTTCCATGCAAGTGTATCGACTGGGCGTAGAGCAGACTCTGCCTCGGCAACATCAACCATTGTTATGGTTGCTGGCCCCTGCCAAACTGCTTGTTCCAAAGTGACACCCTGAGTGCTGTAATACTGCTGAGGCATCTTGCTATTGCAACATATTATTTTTAACTAGTACCATTGTGTCCTCCACCGTTTCCTCCACGCATCTGAACCTGTTCTGGGAAGTGGAATCTGTTGCTATCAATGTCGCAAGATGCCCCTCCTTGGTCTTTACAGAATGGAGAAAATGGCTTGCCGTATGCAGCCTGTGCAAACCCCGTCTGATCATTTGGAATTGTTGTGTTTGCAGTTGTGTAAAAGTTGCGCTCAGCGTCGCGTTTCCTCTCAAATGGGTGAATCTGGCTCCACTCCTGCTGAACCTCCGTGCGAACACTTGGATACCAAGCGGCAGCTGGTCTATCCGGCTGGTCAATGTAATCAGTCATCAACACATTCCCCATGGGATTCTCAAGGCTAGGCATTGTCACATTCCCACGAAGAGGACCGGCAGTGCGAGCATCACCATACGATGGACGCACTTTCGAATCCTTAATCATATTTGAAACCCACATGTAATACAGTATAGCCAAGACAAGACCGCCAAGAGCCAAAACGCGGGTGTCTCTGTTAATTAAATATACAATTACACTTGCGTATATTACGAAACGAGCTGTGGCTGATGTACGCTCCTTGACTGACTGTGAAGACGAAGGCCAAAAGTTCAACAGCTGGTCTGAATTAAAAATGTCCTTTGGGTCCATATTAGTATAGCCTATTAAATTAATTGAGCCGGCCCATCATCTGGGACATCATTTTCTGAACACTGCTCATAAGCTTTGCCTCATCGAGCTCGCCGCCACCCTCCGCCATCTCCTTGGCAAACTTCTCAGCCGTCCCTTCAACCATCGCAAGCATCTCTGGGGGGAGCATACTGATGGATGTCCCGAGCATATACAAATTCTGAACATGGGACCATACGGCAGCCTTGTTGGTGTCACTCAGAGTCTCCCACACATCAACAACACCAATGTCCTTCATAAACTTGTTCTTTTCGGAAAAAAAACTAGGGTCCTTCACATTAAGCAGGTGAGCACGGGAACCAGTGTACTTCATAAATCTATCCATTACCGCCTTTGTCCTGGGCTTCACACTCGCATCCTTAATCACCTTGTTGTCGGGGAACACCGCAAGAAGGTCATCATAAAATGAGCCAAGCATGTTGTTAAACGCACTGTTCGACGCCATTTATATATCTAAATTTGTACTCTTTATTTAGTAAGGATCTTTTGAAACTGCATCACCTTGACCAACACCCTGGGAAATAATAAAGTAAACCAAAAGTCCAACCAGAAATGCAGGTTTCATCATCTCTGAATTCTTGAGCTTCCCCTCGCCATTCATCTTTGCCTTGGCAAACACATACCCTGCTGTGATGGCGGCGGCAATTGCTGCTGCGCTCAAAGGCTCACGAAAGTACTTGTCCATTATTAATTACATACGGAAATTAGTATTGGGTTTATTTTTCACGTGCGTCGTCAAACAGGGACTCGCCGGATTCGTTTAGTTTTGTGACGGTTGGTGGTTTCAAGGAGGGTGTGACTGCGTATGTGGTGGATCCGTTTGGAGTTTCCGCGACTGGTTCTGTGGAGTTT